ATGCGAATGCTTGGTCAGACCATAGGCGCAACCCGTATGCCTTCCACGCTTCCCATCGGCTCTGGTAACAGCGATTCTGGCTATGGCTGGACATGGAATTTTTATCCCGACAGCGAAGAATCCATCCTAGCTGAAACAATCGGAACGATTGCATTGGAGAATCAGACAAATGGTTGATCGAGCCTATGGTGTAAAGCAGAGCGACTTCACGGCCCAGACCAGTATCTTGTCAGGCTCTTACCTTGGCTTCTTTGCCAATGGTTACAATTACAAAATCTCCTACGACAACTTCCTCGGCGGCCTTGGTGTCACGGGGACGATTGCTCAGGATGGTGCTGTATCAGGCACTCCGATTCTGGACATTCAAGGGACTGACAATTTCATCCGAAACATCGAGGATGGCGCGGGTATTGTCACCAACGTATCCCCTGATAACGGCATCGAGATCGCTCACAACTTCTCGGTCAACACGACTGGCGAACCTTTGATGCAGAACGTTGCGGCGGCCAGCCCTACGTTTGTTTCATTGGTCGGCGGGACGGGGATTGCTGTCGCCACAAGTGGTCAGACGATTGAAATATCCTCGACTGAGGCAGCAACCTACGCCTCTGTCTCTGTCGAGGGCAATGCCACAACGACAACGATTAGTTCAACTGCCACTCCGGTCAAGGCTGTGGCGACATTTGTTGTGGGAGATGTGTCAGCAGGATTTACAGCCAGCACCAATGGCCGGATCACTTTTACAGGCCAGACCAGCAGACACATTGTCAACGCTATCGTCACGCTTGATGTGTCATCCGGCAGCAATCATAAGCTCTCAGTCTACATCGCTAAAAACGGCACCGTAGCGTCCACAAAGATGACCGACACGGTATCTGCTGGCGCACCGCGAGCAATTGCCACGTTTTTCAGCGGCACCCTAAACCAGAATGACTATTTGGAAATTTTCGTTCGCAACGAGTCTACAACTGACAGCGTGATTGCCGTGAACGCTGTATTGAGCGTCCTCTGATGCCTGTATCTCAACTGCCGATTACAAATGGATTCTATGTATCCAATTCCTTGCCGATCTCGGCGCAGGAATGCACGAATTGGTATGTTGTTGTTGAGGGCGCTCCGGCGCTGGCTCAAGAGACTCTTAGAGGCACTCCGGGCATTGAGCAAGTAGAGACCAGCGGTGTTGTGCTGCAAGCAAACAGGGGCGCTCATACAATGGCTGGCGTCCCCTATTTTGTGAACGGGGGCAAACTTTACCGGCTGGATCAAACAGCGACAATCCCTGCTGAGGCTTATGACCTAGTTGAGTTGGGAACTATCGCTGGGACTGCGCGAGTATCAATGGCTGATAACGGCACTCAATTGATGGTTCTTGTGCCTGGTGGCAATGGGTATATCTATAACCACGTTACCGACACTTTCTCCCAGATCACAGACCTCGACTTCGATGCCAACGGCAACCCTCAGTTTGTGGTGTTCGTGGATGGCTACTTTGTCTGTTCGACGGATACTAAGAAATTCATCGTATCAGCTATAAACGATGGCCTAAGCTGGAATGCCCTCGACTATGGTACGGCAGAATCCGATCCCGATGTGATCGTGGCTCCCATCGTGTTTAAGAATCAGTTGTTTATCTCAGGGAGCCAGACCTTTGAGGCTTTCCAGAATATCGGCGGGTCAGACTTCCCTTTCCAGCGAACCGGCTTGTTTTTGGATAAAGGCGTTTTCGCTCCCTACTCGCTAATCACAACCCAAGACACCTTCATGTGGGTCGGTGGCGGGATCAATGAATCTCCGTCTATCTGGGCTTTTGCTGGCAACTCCACGCAGAAAATATCCTCGGTGGCGATAGACTTTATTCTCAAGTCTCTGACCAATGACCAACTGGCGAATATCTATTCATGGGCCTACAGCCAGAATGGCGCGTATTTCGTTGCGTTTGCACTGCCTAACTCGACGCTGGTTTATGACCACGCCTCAAAGCGATGGCACGAGCGAAAGTCCTACTATGACAACCAGCTTTTCGGGTATCGCATTTCTGGTATGACGCAAGCCTATAACCACGTTTTCTGCGGCGATCAGATTGACGGGCGAATTGGCAAGATCAACCCCGATCTGTTTACAGAGTACGGAAACAACATCATCCGCACCGTTGCGACACAGCCTTTTCAAAACAATATGCAGTCAATCTTCGTGCCGTCGATTGAACTCACAGTGGAATCAGGCGTAGGCAATACTGATTCGGTTGATCCGGTGATTGCGATGGATAGAAGCAACGACGGTAAAACGTGGTCGGATCAAAGACTGAGGAAGATCGGCAAGGTCGGTGAATATAATCGTCGCGCTATCTGGAGACGCAATGGCAGAGCGAGTCGTTTTGAAGTGTTCCGATTCACGCTTAGCGATCCGGTCAAGCCAGTGATTATCCAATTGACCGCCGACATTATCCCTGGTGCCAAATGAGTACAACACCACGCCTGAATGCGGCACAACCGATCATCGAGGCCAATGGCACGATGACTCAAGTCTTTAGGACTTGGACGCTTGATGCCTCTTTGAGTATTCCTATCATCGGAACAGGAAGCCCAGAAGGTGTTGTTACTGCAAGGCAGTACAGTCTTTATATTGATTCCACTGGCGCGGCTGGCTCGATTGAATACCGAAAAATGCTTCCAGACATTGGCGGGGATGTGACTCAGGGATGGAAATTAGTGTAAGAGATGCAAGCGATGCAGAGGCATTGGAGATTCTGAACGAGCCTTCCGTCAGAAGATTGATTCAGTTTGACCCGATTGGCATCCATCCTGAGTGGGCAATCCTGATGATGGATGAAAAGCTGCTGGTGCTGGTGCAGGTCAACGATGACGATATAGAGATTCACGTTGCTTGCCGTTATCGAGATCGCGGGTCAATACGCGAGACGATGAAAAAAGGCATTGAATGGTTTGTTTCAAAAGGCTTCAAAATTATTTGGACAACGGCCCCTGATTCGAGAAAAGGGTTAGTTAAACTGCTAGAATCACTGCAATTCCGAAAGTTCGGAGAGAGGTGGGTGTATGGGTATTGAGACCGCAGTATTGAGCGCTGCAATCGGCGGCGGGGCATCTCTGGCTGGTGGCGCATTGGATCGCCGCGAGGCCAGAAATGCTACTCGTAAAGCCAATGAGCTTGAAACGCAGCGAATCAACCAGGCCATGACGATGCTTGCTCCGGGCTACCAAAATGCCCAGAACATGCGAGACCAAGCAATGCAGCGCGGGATGCAGATGCGTCAGCAGGGTATGCAGCAGGGGCTTGATCTGGTTGGGCGGCTGTATAGCCCCGTTGCTGGAATGACGCAACAAGGGTACATGGATGCCCAACGTGCCTTGCTTGCCGGTCTTCCATTGCAGCGTGCGGCGATCATGGGAACGCCTATTGATTACAGCCGCTTGCAGCCATCACGGACACAATACGATCCTCAATTGCTTGCTGGCTTGTTCGCCGGCCAAGAACTTCCACGCGGCGGGATGTAGGAGTAAACAAAGATGGCTGTCAGCGATCAAGAGATTAGAGACTTTTTTGCAGCCAATCCTGATGCGACTGCCGAACAAGTCTATCAGGGGATGGTGCAATATAACGTCAGTCCTGAGCAGCTTTCTCGCGCAACGGGGATTGATATTAACCGTGTCCGACAAGAGTTCCTGAATCAGTCAGTTGCTCAGTCTACTGCTGGCAATGTTCCAGACGAGGCGATTAGAAACTTTTTCGCCGTGAATCCTAATGCCAGCGAAGAACAAGTCTATCAAGCCATGCAGCAATTTGGCGTGAGACCTGAACAGCTTGCTCGCGCCACTGGGCTTGATCCTGCTAGGGTGAATCGTCAATTCGGCTATCAGCAGGCTTTGGCAGGCGTGACTCCGGGTAATGCCACGGACGAAGCAATTCGCGCTTATATGGCCTATAACCCTAATATTGATCCATCCATCCTTCGCGCAAAGATGAATGAATTCGGGGTAACGCCTGAGCAATTTGCTCGCGCTATGGGCCAGACTTATCAGCAGACTACGGCGCAGAATATCCCTACCGGCCAAGCTGGCTTTGAACAGTCCATGCAAGAAGGATTGGATCAAGTCACTCAAACGCTCAGAGGAGCGCAAACAGAGGCTAGAGCCGCGCTTGAACCAGCCATGGAGGAAGTGGCTCGCCTGTACAATCTGAATATTGATGACCTCAGACAAGCAGGCACACAAGCCAGAGGCGACATTGAGCGCACCTTTGGCTCTGCTGGTCAGATGATCCAGCCCTATCAGCAGGCTGGTACAACGGCGCTTCAGCAGGAATTGGCCTTGTCTGGCGCTTTTGGGCGGGATGCTTTCAATCAAGCGTATCAAGAAAGCCCCTATATCCAATTCCTGAGAGAGCAAGGCGAGCGTTCCACATTGGCTGGCGCTGCTGCTACTGGTGGCCTTGGTGGTGGACGAGTACAGCAGGAGCTTGTTCGCTTCGGTCAAGGGCTGGCATCACAGGGCTTGCAGCAGCAGATTCAAAACCTTCGTTCATTGTCTGGGCAGGGGCTTCAGGCGGCTGGCACTGGTGCTGGAATCCAAACCAGCATGGGTACTAACCTTGCAAGCCTTGGAATGAACACGGCTCAAAATATCTCAGGCCAGCGAGGCGCATTGGCTGGAGAGCGTAGCCAATACGGCACAAATTTGGCGAATCTCGCCACTTCCACTGGTACAAATATCGCAAACGTACAAGGCACAGCGGCTCAGAATATAGCCCAGCAACGTGCGAGGGCTGGTGAGCTTCTGGCGGCTCAGATTGGTGGAGCTACAGCAGGGCTGGAGGGTTACGCTCTAAACCAAGGCAATGCCCTTGCAAGCCTTCTGGGCGGGTATGGTCAGACAGGGCTTAATCTTCAGCAGACATATACTGCCGACCAGATTGCGGCCATGCAGAACGCTGCCAATCAGCAGGCAATGTCAGCAGAGGACTTGGCGGCTCGGCAGGCTAACTTGCTTGCAGGTCAGCAATATACCCCTACCCCGCAAACAAACTACGGGCAGATGATTGGAAATGCCTTGAATTCTGCTGCGATGGGTTATCAGCTTGGCGGCGGAAATCAGGGCCAGCAATCAAGTGGCTCTGCTAACACTGTCGGCCCAACACTTCAGGGATACGGCGCTCGCACAACAATCCCAACTGGTCAGGTCAGCACAGGAATTCCGGGCTATCCTTCGTTCAACGTCCTGAATTCTACTAATCTCGCTTCTGCTTTGGGCGGCACATATCGGTTCTACGGGGGTTAAAATGGCTCAAGACATTGGTTTGCTGCTGAGAGGGCTGGGTGCTGCATTCTCCAACACCGTCCCGCAATTTCGTGACCAGATGCTGCAAGAAGAAGAAAACGCCTACATTCGTTCTGGGCGTGAGCGCGAAGCCCAGATGCAACGCGCTGAGATGACGCAGGCTCGACAAAGAGCCATGTACCAAGACGCAGAGTCGGCTCTGAAGCTACTTGCTGCTGGCGACCTCGATAGCGTGATTAGCCTGGGGCGTGAGCGAATCGAGCTTCTAAAGAATTTCCCAGATGCCGATCCGTCCGACACTGTTCGCATCACTCAGCTTGCACAGCTTTCCCGCGCTGGCGATCGCAATGCCTACCAATCGCTTCAGAGAGAGCTTTTGGGCGCTGTCAATCGAGGCATGGCAATGGGATACATCACGCCTCCGCAAGTCGAGGAAAAGGTTTATAGGCCCGGTGATGTTGTGTTTAGGGGCGACCAGCAAGCGTTTGCCATTCCTGAGCAACAAAAAGCTGCTGAAGTTCCTGCTGCGCTTCAAACTCTGCAAGCTAGAGCGCAAGCTGCTGGACTTCGAGAGGGTACGCCTGAGTATCAAGAATTTTTCAGGACTGGTGGTAGCTCCGGCGGGGTTAATATCAATCTTGGTGACTCTGGAAGCGCAGAGCTAAATAAGCTTGTTGACCAGCAGGCGGCTGCTTATTTGTCTGCCGGATCATCTGGGGCATCATTAGCCAATGATCTGAATCTGCTAAGCCAGCTCGCTCCGCTCACTACAGAGGGAACGATTCCTGCTGCGATAACTCGCATTTATCCGGAATTTAATGATGCAAACTCCGCTTTCCAAGGCATTGTTAGCCAAGCTCTGCCGAAACTTCGAGTGCCTGGAAGCGGGGCGCAGTCTGATAGAGATATTGACATCCTTATACAAGGAATTGGCCCTCTGGCGGCTTCAAATGAATCTAAGCAGCTTCTGATTCAGGCGATGATTCAGAAGAATGACATAGACCAAAAAAGAGCGGAGATTGCACAAAGATACGCCACGCAAGAAATTGATCGGGCGCAATATCTTCGAGAAATTCGCTCTGTTGATAGTCAGACAATTATTAGCGAGCCTTTGCGCGGTGCGCTTGGTAGAGTTATGGGTATTCCGAAGGCGGCATCTGACGCTGGAATCACTATTGAAGAATGGAACGCAATGACTCCACAAGGTCGCGCAACTTTTAACAGGTAACGATTATGGCTCTAACACCTGAACAGCAGGCAGCACTTGATGAAGCTAGGGCGAAGCTTGGAATTAGTCCGTCTGGCGAAGTACCAACACAGCGGATCCGGACTGCGGCGCAAGGGCTTACATTTAACACTGCCGATGAAGCAGAGGCTGCTATTGTTGCTGCGGCCACTGGTCGCCCCGTCGGGGAAGTGCAAAGTGAAATTCGGTCTAAAATAAGTGCCTATCAGCAATCAAGGCCGACAGAATCCATGCTGTATGAAATGGCCGGAGCTTCGATTCCTGCTGCCGTTGCCACTGTTGCCACTCGAAGCCCAGCGCCAGCGACTGCAATTTATTCCAATTTCGCAAGAAATCTTGGAAGAACAACGGGCATTGGTGCGGCAGAAGGGGCGGCATCCACTATTGGTGCAATGGAGCAGCCAATATCTGAAAGATTTCAGCAGCCAGGCCAGATAGCACTAGGCGCAGGAATAGGCGGTGCTGTATCAGGAGGACTTTATACTGGCGGCGTTGGCGCTGTAAAAGGGCTAGATGTTGCCTCTGAAGCTGGCCGCGTTTTGTCTGGGTCTAGAGCAAGAAACGCGGTGCAAAATGAAGTGCAGCGCATAGCGGATGAAGCTGGAATAACCCCTGAAGATGCAATGCAGCGGCTTGCTCGTGGAGAGATCATTGCTGAAGACCCTAATGTGGCACTAGCAATTCGACCGATGATAGGAGGCGGGGAAGCCAGCACTGTCATTAGAGGGGTGATGACTGATCGACCGCCGCAGACAAGACGAGAGGCAATTGACACGATTCGATCTGGCATGGCGGCGGGGCTTGATCGCAATATTTATAGACAGATGCGAGCAGATGACAGACTTTTGCGAGACCTCGAAAATAAAGAGTATAAGAATGCCTTTGAATCTGCTGGGGATGCTCCGCAGGAAGTTGTCGATCAAATGTTTGAGACGATCTCCAGATTCCCAAGCGCGGGTGAAAAGCTCAAAGCTGCTTTTAAATCAGAGACGGGCAGAGACCCGTTCTTTACTGTTGATGACAAGGGTGTTATCAGTTTTAGAATGCTGCCAACCATGCGAGACGCAGAACAGCTTCGCCGGATTGTTGCGGACGAGTCTCGCCGCCTAGTTCGCTCTGGTGGCGCAGATGCCACAATTGGAATAAATCTTGGTTCGGCAGAAAGAAATCTGCGTTCTACGATAGATAATGCCGCGCCTGAAATCTCTACGGCTAGAAGCAATGCCAGCATAGTTAGAGCGAGAAACGAGAATTATCAGGCTGGGAAAAAAGCATTGTCCAGAAATGCCGATGAAATTGAGGTGGAATTCCAAGAGGTATTAAATACTAGAAATCCAAGCTTGATTCAGGCTTACAGGCTTGGATATTTGGAAAGCCTTAATGCAAGGATGCAAGGCGGCAATAAGGCATCGACGGTTGCAAGGCTTGCAGACCCTGAAAGCAAGGAGGGGATCGTATTTCGCACGATATACCCTGGCGAGCTTCAGGAAGCGGCTTTAGAAAGGCTGAATGTTGCGGCGCAGTCTCAGGCTGCCGCAAGGTCTTTGCTTCAGGGTTCGTCAACGGCTCCAACGCAGCAGGCGGCGCAAAGACTTGGCATGATCTCTCAGGGAGCGTCTACTGGAGGGCTTGCAATTGATGCGCTTCGCGGTGATTTTAGAGCTGCTGCAAATATTCTCGATAGGGTTATATCTCAGTTTAGGCCATATCTTACAGACGCGCAGAAAGCAGAAGTTGCTAGAATACTTTTATCTCAAGACCCGCAAATTGTAAGCAAGGCATTGCGAAGCAGAGACGGGCTAAGAAGCTTACAATCTGCCATAATACCTCTAGCCCAAGACCCTGCTGTTGCGGCCTCTTTGGCTGGCTCGCAAGTGCTATCAGATGAAATCTTAGGGAGATAAACATGGCCCGTTTCGGCTCGCTGGACACACAATACTTTGATGACGCTGGCGATCCCCTTGTCAGTGGGAAGATTTACTTCTACGAGTCTGGCACAACTACTCCGAAGGCCACATACGCGGATGTTAACTACACAATCGCTAACTCCAATCCGGTGATTCTGACCGCTGCTGGCAGACAGCCAAATATATTTTTTGAGGGCGTAGCAAAAGCAATCCTCACCAAGTCTGATAACACGCAGATTCTGGTGCGTGATCCGGTCGGTGATACGGCCTCGACATTTGGTAATGCTTGGATAGCGTCTAAAGACTACAACGCGAATGATGTAGTACAAGGCTCGGATGGCGAGTTCTACGTCTCTCTGATTAACGGAAACGTCAACAACAACCCTGTCACCACAACGGGTTCGTGGACGTTCCTGTACTCGGTGGAGTGGAACGCAGGCACAACATACAAGCTCGGCTCTGTAGTGACGTATCAGACGATTGTTTACCAGTCTCTCCAGAACTCTAACCTGAACCAGAATCCGTCTACGATTACAGCCTATTGGGTGCCGATTCAGTTGGTGTGGTCGTCTACTACGACATACGCAATCAACGCAAACGTGGTGGGGACGGATGGCATTCTGTATACCTCGCTGCAAAATGCTAACACCAATCACATTCCTGCCAGCTCTCCTTCATGGTGGGTAGGCACTTCTGCGGCTGCTGCTTCTAGTGCTAGTGCTGCTGCCTCTAGTGCTAGCGCCGCTGCCACAAGTGCTTCAAATGCTGCCACAAGTGAATCAAACGCGGCTGCTTCCGCTTCGACTGCTTCCACCCAAGCCACCAATGCATCCAACTACGCAAGCGCGGCTAGTACCAGTGCCACCAACGCTTCAAACTCGGCTAGTGCTGCAAGTACCAGTGCATCGAATGCGGCAACAAGCGCATCAAATGCTGCGGCTAGTTATGATCTGTTTGATGACAGATACCTCGGCGCAAAGGCATCTGACCCGACTGTAGACAATGACGGGAATCCGCTTGTCACTGGCGCGATGTACTTCAACACTACCAGCAACACGACTCGGATTTACAATGGTTCTGGCTGGCAGGATAGCGCGGCGATTGCGACAAGCATTAACCTCGCCTCCCAGGTAACAGGGACTCTCCCTGTAGCCAACGGCGGCACCGGAGCCACGACGCTCACTGCCAATAACGTAATCCTCGGCAACGGTACAAGCGCAGTTCAGTTTGTAGCACCAGGCACCAACGGAAACGTCCTTACCTCGAACGGTACTACATGGTCATCCACTGCATTGCCTGCTGGCGTTTCACTGTCTGCTGATAACACTTGGACTGGAACTCAGACGTTCAGCGGCACAAGCGCAAAGTTTGGCGTAGTGCTTTCTGACGCGGCTGAAACTGCCACTGTCTCGGCTACTGCTGCAACAGGCACGATCAACTACGACATCACGACCCAATCTGTTCTGTACTACACTTCAAACGCTTCTGCCAACTGGACGGTTAACTTCAGGGCTTCCAGCGGCACGAGCCTGAATACCGCGTTGTCCACTGGTCAGTCCACAACCGTTGCTTTTCTTGTCACCCAAGGCTCAACTGCCTACTACAACAACGTGGTGCAAGTGGACGGAACGACCTCTGGTGTCACTACGCGATGGATCGGGGGCGCTCCTACTGCTGGAAATGCAAGTGGCATCGACAGCTACCGATACCTGATAATCAAGACCGGCAGTGCCACGTTCACCGTGTTGGCCTCAGTCACTCAGTTCAAGGCGTAAACCATGCCATTACAAGAAACCAGCGGGTCTGCAAGTTACGATGCTTTCGG